AGTAAGAGTAGGACTGACCACCTGATGTAAATGTGTTGCTCCAAAAACCGTCTACAAGTAACGGGTCTGGGTTTGTGTTGAGTATAGGAAACGGCATAGCGTCTACTAGATTTATGTGGCTTTGTACTAGCGCACCGTCAGCAAGTAACTCTTGTAAGCCAACCTCGTTCACTTGTAGTGCGTTGTTTGCCATGCTGAACCCGTAAAATACGTTGCTGTCTGTAAAAGATGTAAGCTCGTAACCTTGCTGTGCGGCGTTGACCGTTAGAAACTTGCCTGCTTGTCCAGCAAGTTGCGTAGCGGTCGCTGGCACTTTACCTGTGCCGCCAGACACTGCAACAAATGACGTACTTGTATCTGGTACTGCGCCAGACGTATGGTTGGCTGTCACCAAATACAGGCTGTCGTTAAACGTAAACAGGTCATGTATCAGATAGTTAAAGCCAACTTGGTATGCGCCCGTAGGTCTGAAGAATGTACCGTCTGGTACATCCACATACCCGGTGTTTGTGCCTACAAAGTTACCGATACGAACCTGTAACTTGTATGTTGCTGTATTTATTCTGAATTGAAAGATGTTTGGGTTTACATTTCCCTGTACATCAAACAGTTCTCCAAGCAAATCTTGAAGGTTACGACCACCTATCTCTGCATTTTCGAGATATGTGTCGAGAACATGGCTTCCTGTATTTGTACTTTCAAAGCGTAACTGTTCGCCTGATGGACGGGTAATGGCCATTATTCTATGCCCTCTTCTTTCATGAACCTCGCTAATTTTGCCCTAGTTATAACGTATTTGTCGTCCTCAACATACCGGGCTTCGAGGTCAGCTATTCGTCTTGAGACACCATCTACCTGTCCTGAACAGTTGCAAGACGAAGGTTTTGGGGCTGGTATCTCAGCAATAGCTTCTTTTATAAGAGCCTTTATGTAATTTTTTTCATGTGCGTTAAAACCTGTAAGTGGTTCTAACTGATATGCTTTTTGCTGTGGCATTACTGCGCCTCCCTCATTGGCACAACATTTCCTGCCTGCGCCTGTTGCATTAACTGTTCTTGCGGTACAACGCTCGCTCCCCTAGCTTTCTCTGCCATAGCCATTTGCTGTGATGGTGATGGCCCTTGCTGTTGCATCTGTTCCTGAGAAACCTTGTACTGTTCAATGTCGCTAACACCCATCGCACGAATGGCTTCTTCAAGAATTTTGCCTGTGTTGTATTCCATGTTTAGACCTGTCTGACCCATGACTTGTAGCATGTTCATCCATGTCTCTGCGTTTCGTGTTGGTTCTACAGGGAGCGTGCCATCAATTACCAAGTAATCAATATCGCCCTGTATCATGCTGGTATCAAAGTCGATATAGCCGTCACTGGCCATAGCCTGAAGCTGTCCACCAGCACCGTCTGTGTCAATTTTCAAGCTACCCTCAACATTGAGCGCATCTTGTAGGTTGGCAACCATCATGCGAACCATAGGACGTATAGCCGTGGCAGACATGATGCGGGCAATAACACCCAGACGTTGTGAACCCAACTGAGTTAGTCTTTGTATTTCTGTCGCTGTACGAACACCATCGGCAGTTGGGACACCTTGCTGGGCATCTGACGCGGCACTAACACGCTGTTTCAAATCAGACATCGCGCCAATATCTTGCCAATGGCCACGAGTTACGTCTGGTATCTCAGCGATAAATACACCGTCTCCCGGTTTAGCACCCGGCATGGTACGAACAACGCCCCACGGGTTTCTATCAATTAGGTCTGGCACGGAGACCTGAGTGGGGTCAACGAAGACCAAATTATTAAGGGCGGCTTGTACGTTATCTATACGAGAGCGTAGCAACCATGTGCTGATTTCGTGTAGAGGCAGTAACAGGTCATACAGCGATTGGCTGTAAGTCTTGTGGCTGTCTTGGAAAAGTCCACCTATAACGACCGGGAACTGCTGACCGTATGGATTAAGCTGGCAACGTATAACTGCTTCTTCGTCTAAGATTGTCACACACATCCAGATTTGTTCGACCGAGGGAACTCCTATCTCATAGCCCTGAAACCTCACCCACATCTCATCAATAGTCCGGGACTGGTCGAGAGTGAAGTGAAATCCGTTTTCGTTCCCGCGAGGGTCTTCTGGGTTTATGGACAGTCCACGGCCCTCTTCCTTCCAATACTTGTGAGAAAGCCAGCCACTGGACTTGTTTGCCTTTCGTCTTAGCCCCGGATACTTGGAAAGTTTCGGGTACATACCGCTGGACAAAAGAGCGTTCGTGGAAACGTAGTCTGTAAAAATAATAAATTGCATTTGTTCCCAGTCACCCCATGAACATCGTGGGTCTGGAAAACATTTTCTTGGGTCAAAGTTTACAATCCTTGATGTGTTTGCGTTTACGTCCCACACAATTTTTGTGGGGGCAAAACCATACCTGATGCTGTCCAATAACAGTTGAGCAAGACGAGCTTCGCCCGCTGTTCGTCTCATGTGCTGGTGCAGTAGGCGTTCAAGAATTAACGAAGACTTACGGGACTTTCTGTTCAGACCCTCAAGCTGAAACATAGGGTTACGGCCTGCTAACGCCGCCATTTGATATGTAAGTACTGTGTCTGCGATTGCGCGGGTATCAGCGATGACCGCTTTTTCTCTAAATTTTGTAGTGTCTGCCGGAACCCATACATCATGCGCACGGTCAGCGTCCCGCCAATGGTCGTATCGGCGAGAGATGCTATGCCATGACATTTGGGAAGCCGCCCGAACATAGTCGATGAGCTTGCGCTCTTGGTCTTCGGTCAGCATGTCCGAGATGTCTTCATACGCAGTTATCGGCCCCATCAGGTTAGATAGGTCAACAACAACGTCCGTTTTGTCTAAACTTGTATCTTTATACCACATGACATAATAATCCTAGAAAGTAAGCTGGTTGTCGTCCTATAGCTCGCCCCAGTTCGTAAATCTCTTGTCACGAGACTTTGACAAACTATCTGTCCATTCAGACTGCAAGGACGCGGCCTGACCGAATGGTTCAAATTGTGAGTAAAGGCTGTCAGAAAGTTCAATCGGAGAGTTAATCATGGATAGGTTTGCTCCACCCATACGGCTTATTGCATCAAGACCCATAGACAATGCGTCTATCTGGTCATCATGCTTTCCCGAAGGAAAGGATTGTGTTTCTTCCATAAAAGTATCTAGCCAAGGGGCGTTCTTTGGCAAGTGAACTCTTCCGCCTTCTATCATTGGCGTGACCGCGTTGAGGCGAGAAACCTTGTCCGTGCTTACCTTGTACGGGATAACAGCCATCCCAGACTGGCTTTTTAATTCTTGTATAAGCGATTGGCCTGAAGCCTTATCTTCAACGTAAAATCCACGAAGTCCTCTTCCTCTCCATTTGCCGTTGATACCTATGCAGGCTCTTTTCAGTTCAGGAAAGTCCATTTTATCCCGGCGTATATCCATAATGTATATATCACCAGCGTTATCCATGCCTATAGTCATCAAGACGGAGTAGTCAGCCTGCTCAGTTTTCTTGAAGGCTGTGTCCGCGCTTATGATAAGCGTGGTTACGTTCACATCTTCTGGGTCGTAAGTTCTCCACCAAGACGATTTGATTAGGTTGCCGCCTGCTACATACGGTGATTGCTGGTAAAGGCTGGCGAACTCACGAGGGTCTAGCCGTTCTCTTTTCTTGAGTTCATCAAGGGGGAAACGCTCTGGCCAGAGAGCTTCTTCGCTTTCTTCATTGTAGTGTCTTTTTGATGGGGCGACTTTGCTGAGTTCACCCTGCGGAATGAAGCGCGGGTCATCTTCTGGGAGAGAAGCCACGGATATTTTGACATTGCTTTTTACCCTCTGTATTGCTGGGAAGTCTATATGCTTCCACATTCCTTCTTTCCAATCCTCTGTCTCCATGAGACGGCCTGCTACATCATCTGGATGCCAGCGGGTTAGGATAACAATTTCCAGTGGCGGAGTTCCGTCTGGCTCAGGTTGTTTACGAGTTGTAAGAGCCGATACATAGTACGACCAAGTTTTGTTACGCTGGGTGGCACTGTCAGCTTCCTCACGGGCTTTGATAGGGTCATCAAGTATGAGCAGAGTAGCCGCACGCCCCGTAGTGGAACCGCCAATGCCAGTAGCAAAATAAGTGCCGTTAAGGCTAGTACGCCAGTCATCAACTGCTCGGCTTTCTTCTGACATTTGGAAATCATCGAACGCCTGAGTAACGATAGGTTCACGAGCCAAATCGCGTACTTGGCGGCCAAAAGTCTTTGCCAAGTCCTGATTGTACGAGGTGCTGAGGACATTTCGGACAGGCTTTTTCGCCAGATAGTAGACAGGGAAGTGGATAGTCGCGATAAAAGACTTGGCGTGTCTGGGGGGCATAGTGATAAGTAGTCTTCGTACACCGAGTTCGTCTTTTTCGAGTGCATCTAGTGTCTCCATTAGTTCAATTTGAAAGGGTGCAAATTCAAAGTCAGGGTTCATAGCCCTAACAAAATCAGGAAAGCTGTTTCTCGCCTTCTTTAATTTCAACAAGTATCTCGCCGCTTCGGCTCTCGTCACTTTCATCGTGTTCAATCTCCTCAGATTTGGCGGCTATCTCTTCTAGTTCCGCTATGCTCAGTTCGTGTACGTCCTTCGTCTCGACCGAGTGCTGGTTAAAACTGTGATGCAAGTCCGGCATTACCTTGTTTAGCATCATGCCAAACAGCCGAACCTGTTGATTGTCCCACTTCCGCGAGCCGTCAAGCACTTCGCGTACTTGTGGGATATTGTTTCTTACCACATCTAGTACGCTTCGTCTTACGCGGTCTATCTCAACTGGCGTTACAGCGGGCAAGCCGCCGGAGCCTTTTGTTGGGTGAGGGTGTTTACGAACTGCGGGCATTGTATCTCCTGTGGTACAGCGTTTTCAAAATTTGGTGCGAAAATTTGGTTGGCTGGATGACATGTAAACGCACGCGGTCGCCGGGTCGCACCCCACCCCGCCCGTCACACTGCCTTGCAGTGTCGCAAACCGGCCTGACCCAACGACAAGTCGTTGATTTTGAACGATTTTGTTGTCCCATTGAGGGACAATCGGCTTCGTCTTGGCAACAAATCTTCGATTTGCAGTGGCAAAGCGGCTTTCAATGGGGGTTCTTCTTGCCATGACCAATCATATCAGACACTTAGCTTGGCCATCGTCCCGTACCTCTCAGAGAGAGGGGGAGTGCTATTTAGGTCGGCTGTTGCTTCGGCAGTCAGCCGGAAATCAACCGTGCATCAGAAGGAGATACCCATGACAGCACTCACATCACTCGTGGCCAAAGAACTCATCGCGAAAGCTGAGGAGGCCAAGACCGTTGCCGACATCGACCCAATCATCGCCGTGTTCGAGGCACGCCTCGCGAAGGCGAAGACCACCACGCACTCACGCAAGGGGAAGCCCTTGTCCAAGGCGTTCAAGGACGGCAAGGTCGGGAAGATTACCGCGAACATCGCGAAGGTGAACGCACTCAAGACCGCGCTTGCACCGAAGCCGAAGGCTTCCAAGGCCAAGGCTTCCGAGGAAGCATCGCTGGTCGCCTTCGAGGCGAAGCTCAAGGCGCTCAAGCCTGCCGAGCGCAAGGCCATCATGGCTCTGCTCGGCTAATCGCCCACAACCCCAAGCCCTCATCGCGCAAGCGATGGGGGCTTTTTTTGTGCATATCTGCTAGGAGGATTTACGCATGACCGCAACGAAACAACAACTCATCTCGATGTCAAATCACGACATCGCCAATCACTTCTACTCGCAAATCATGCACGCGAAGACGAAGCAAACCAAGGACGGTCTCGTGTATGACAACGATGCAGAACACATCAACATTCCTGAGATTGTGTACTACATCACACATCACGCAATCCTTGACCAAACACCAATCGGTACGGAGGAATAATGCCAAAGCCACAATCGACTGCTCACATGACAGTCGCATACGACTTCGTGGATATACGAAACAACAATCGTTATCTTCGCGAGGAACTCGGCAGGACACCACGCACAAGCAAGCGCGACATCAAGCAAATTGCAAACCGTGGCGACCGCCGTCAAGCCAAGCGTGAATTGCTCGCATGGCTACGCTAACAACAACCCCTCACACGCAAGTGTGGGGGGTTTTTTTGTGTCTGTCTACAAGACAACACTTGCATCGGTGTAACATCAGTGTTACATCAGTATCACACACGGTACAAAGGAGGTCTATATGCCGTTAGTCAAACCATATCACGATGACGCGAGCAAGGCTCGCAACATGGTGCTTTTCGCTGACTTGCAGAGGGTCACGGTCAGAACAATCTCTGCGACAGTGTTGGCGCGATTGCTCAAGATGCACCGCCAATACATGAACAACTTCGCCAAGCGCAATCAGAAGTTCCACGATGCCAAGCAGTTCTTCAAGGACATCGAGGCTGATTACGCTTTCTCGCCCGATGGGGTGCAGATGTGGTCGCTAAACTTCCACGACAACATCCCATGCGTGTACTGGGTCGAGGAAAATGCCACTGGTCACGCCAAGTGTGAGATGAGGTTGATGCCGTCATGAGTAGGCGCAGATACACCTATCGCAGGCTTACGGACGAAGAGGCTTCTCGTCTGTACGGTCGTAAACACTGGGCGCAAGTTCTCGCTACGGTTCTCGGCTACACGGTGCTTGGATTGCTTGGCTACCTCATGTTCATGCTCATCTTCATGAACGTAATCACGGGGTGTGGGCAAGCTGAGTACTACGCCGATGGCACATGGGAGACTGGCACATGCCATCCCGAATGGCTGTTTTTCAACTACGAAGTCACGAGAGGAACGTGGAAATGAATATCAAGAAACTTTTCGGCCTCGAACAATTCGAGCAAGACGAAGGCAAGATGGACGAGTTTATGTCCTACGTTGGTTTCAAGCCAACGAACGTGCGCAAGAACGCTATGAGCGTTATCACTGAGGTTGGCTTCTCAAAGTTTGCAGACTTCAAGTCTGAGGACGAAGCCTATGCCGCGCATACTTGCGCAAAAATGGTAGCCGCGATAGCCGCGCTGATGAGCGAGGGGCATGAAGGGTTCGAGGCTATCTTGCGTCAGAAGATGCAACAACTCGAAGAGCAAGCGCATGATGCCTCACGAGATTAAGCGGTACTTCGCGGAAGCCGTTATCTTGGTCATTCTAGTCTTGGCAATGTGTCCTTGCTACGAGTGACCCCTTCGCGTCTCTATCTCTCAGAGAGAGATAGGAGAGCTTAACTGAAACCAAAACCAAAACGGAAAGGAGGTAGCATGAATTGCTACGATTTACTCAAGCGCATCATGGATGCAAGCCGGATGACGGCGGATGCCAAACGCACTGCGTTGAAAGCCTTGGTATCCGAAGTCATGTGGCACTTCCCCGATGGCAAAGTCACCGAGGCTGACGCCCGTTGGCAAGAGGCTTGGGGGCAGACGTTCAACCGCAGTGTTGACGACATGAACCCCAACGCAATCGCTGGGTTTCTCATACACTCAGCAGTACGCTGTGTCACGCACGGCGTAGACTTCGACACCGCCATCTCATGCGAAATGGAATACATTTCGAGATGCCAAACCAACGGTGACTTGACCGTTGTTCGCGGTGGCAAGGTGGGCAAGTTCTACCCACGCAAATACACTGACATTCTCAAGAGGGATGTCACACACATCACCCATGAGTTTGGCACTGGCATGACCTTGACCGAACTCAAGGAACACACACTCATCACAGGAAGAATGAAGGGAGACCCTATGGACGAGTTCAATCCAACCGATGTGCTTTCGCAAGCACTCAAACTAGCGACAATGGCTGTCGAGCGCGACCCTTACGGTTCGGCCAAAGATATGCTCGACCGCACCGAAGACATGCTCACCTCACTGTGTGACGAGCATGGCCTCAATGCCAAGCAACGTGTCAGCGCACGAGCCGCGTTTGACCTTGTTGCTGACGACATCGCCAATGGCTCTGGCGAGTACGCAATGGACGAAATCAAATCAAGGGACATTGATGTACCCTCGGAGATTGCCATGAAGATACTCGGCGAGGCTGAGGCTGATGCTGACGTTCCTGCACCGACCAAGACGATTGAGGTGCCGGACATCGACACGAGTGTTGAGACGGCTATCAACGCACTGCTCACGCAAGCCACCAAGGGCAAGATGGGTGATGTGAAGAAGATGCTCACCGACTTGTCCGTGGCACAAACCTTGGCCAAGAAACTTGAGGACGAGGTATCTGTGCTGAAGTCACGGGCAATGACTGCGCCAGTGATGACCG